ATCTCTAGCGACTCAGGCTATGAGAACGCGAAAGCCCTGGGCTTTGAGATTGCTACTGACATCGGCATAGCTATGGGCGGTGTCAAGGCTGGATCGAAGTTGCTGCGGAAGTCTACCAAGGCTGTGGACGCTGGTAGGAAGCTGCTGGACGGGGACATCAGGAAGCTGTTGACCTCTGGAAAGGCACAAGACGCTACCGCGGCAAGCAACTCCTGGAAGAATGTCCATGGTGCTGAGATTGAGATGAAGGCTGCTCTTGATCGCTTTCGATCTGGAACTATGGAAGCTGGGCAGTGGCAGTTCTATTCTGGAAGGAAGAAGATCACCGGACCTGATGATGCTATTGACTTAGTAGAACGTGGCGGCATCTACGAGATGGCTTCTGACGTGGGCAGGATGATTAAAGGAGAGCAGAGGGCTTTGCCTGGGGCTCAGAAGCTGTTGACTGCTCCGGATGAAGAAGTTTCTGTTGTTGCTACCAAGGTCTTGACTCCCAAGAAGATGTTCAACAAGCTGACAGACCGCGGAGCTGACAAGGCTTTGAAGGAAGGGGTTGCTGCTGGGGATCTTGACGGTGCTATCACGAAGGCTTTCCAGGAAGAGAGCGTGGTCCTGGATGTTGTGAAGAAAGAGGCGAATGACTACATCTCGCTGTTGACGAAGAAAGAAGCAGCCGGGAAGCCGGTGGCCTTGACTGAGAAAGCAAGAGCGAAGCTGCAAGCTGCGGGGTATGACGTTGACGAGATCGGGACTATGGAGCGAAGGAAGTTGCTCCGGCTTGCGGATTCTGTGAGGGAAGAGAAGGCTGTCGTTTCACAGGCTACGAAGCAGGTGTCAAAGTTCCTGGATGACGTTGCAGTTCCCGCAGAGCTAACACCTGAGGCACAGGGGATTGGAAGAGTTGTCTCTGCTGAGGAAGCTGTTGATATTGCAGACAGGGAAATTGCGGGGATGCTTTCTGAAGCTGAGAGCGTGGGATACTTAGAGTCCATGCTTGAGACTGGGAAGCTGGAGGCCAGCAAGATCATCCAGCACGAAGGCCCTGTGACTTCCTCCAGTGCTATAGACATCCCGGCTGTTGAGAGGATGATACCGCAGGAAGCTTTGATCGAGGACTTTATTTATGACAAGCTGGAGGATCAATTCGCCAAGAAATACGGGGATCAGTTCTGGCGTTGGACAAGTCCTGAGGTTTATGACAAGGTGGTGCCGGATGAGAAAGCGCAGGCTGCTATCCAGAAGGGGTATGAGTTTCTCCAGAAGAAGTATGGCTACGATCTGAAGACGATGGTTCCTTCGAAGCAGAAAGCAATCTTGAAATACGGTAGCAAAGAAGGTCACGAGAAGATAGAGTTCGAGAACAGCGTGAAGGAGATCAGGAGTCTTTTTGATGGCGAAAAGCTTCTGGGACCGTTGGGAGTTGGGATGCTTGCTGCGTTGACTGTACCTATTGCTTCCTTGATTTCTGTTCCAACTGCAGAAGCTGGCGGATTTTCCAGCACAGCTAAGATACCAAGCGTCCTCGCTGGTATCATGAAGAAAGTCTCTGGAGCAGGGGAAGAAGCGAAGGTTGCTTTTATGAAGGGACTTCGGGAGGGTCGATACATCCCAGGAGAACTGAAGGCCGGGCAGAAGACTGTGGACGAGAAGTACTTCGGACGGCAGATGCACATCATGGAGGACGCGAAGAAAGCTGGTGTGAAGACCAAGGATATGTTTAAGTATAAGAAGCCCCTTCCCTTCGGGATTCACAACTTGATGTCACCAGCAGGTATTGCGAATGTGGCCTATAAGACTGGGTTCTCTGTGGCAATTCAGCGAGCACACCTTCAGACTCTCTGGGCAGTCCATACGCGGGATATGACCAGGGTTGTTGAGAATATCTTGCGGGATGTTCCTGGATATAAGAGTTCTGCAGACGAGATAGCCAACATGACGAAGCCCTTCGTGGATAAGTATGCGAGTGTCCAGGCAGCGAGAGCAATGGAACACAGGCTGAAGAGTATGGAGACTGCTATTGAGAGACTGCAGAAGAAAGCGTTGTCAAAGAAGCTGACTCCGAAAGCTCTGAGGGAGAATGATGAGGCTTTGAACAAAGCTGAGATGGGAAGGGAGCTTCTCAGGAAAGAGTTCGACAGGATGAAACCTGCCGTGGACCAGTTCGAGCTGGAGTTCGGGAAGCTGGAGCAGGACATAGCCAAGAAGTTCTCTAGTGCTAGGATTTTCTACGCAGCTGAGGACACGTCGGATTTCAGTCTTCGCCCCTGGCTTCGCGGGATGGTTTCCTACGAAGAGGAGATAGCCGCCGGACATGTCAAGTCTTTGATGGATGTCTACGCGAAGAGGATGCTGGCTGGTGGACACAAGGTGATCACGGACAGGCCTTTTATGCATCACAGTATTCACCCGAAGTATCAGGCTGAGAAAGCGCAGGAGTTGCTTTCGAAAGTTGGGATTAATGTAGATGGGCATGGTGCGTTTACTAAGTTCTTCAAGCGAGAGAAGTACTCCAAGTCCTTTATCCCTGACATCCAGTACACCATGAACAAGTACATCCCGGATGCTGAGAAGAGGATTCTGGTCTCGGACTTCTGGAGGAAACGCGGGAGCAAGGAGTTCAGGCAAGGTGGCTGGTATAGCCATATGAGAAGCTACGAGGTTCAGAACAACAAGATGCTCTCGAGTTTCTGGAACAGGCTTTACACAGCGGATGAACCGGAGATGCGGACGGTGGGAAATCGGCTGGCGAACTGGTACACGGCTTTTGAGACAGCAGCTTTGATAGGCTTCAGTCCTGCCACTGCTTTCAAGCATGTCTTCAAGAACCAGGGGACGTGGGGGCAGTTGGGATTCGCAAACGCTATCAGTCATGTGCCGGAGGCTATCGGCACCGCGTCTAGGAATTGGTTGAACTCGGCGCAGGTGCAGGATGGTTTGACTATGCGGGCGTTCCGGAAGCTTGGGATTGACACCAGCGTGAAAGGTCGTGCCCTAGACAAGTTCGCTGACGCCATGATCCACCAGCACAAGATGATGCACTATATGTCTGACATGCAGGTGCCTGGGTTGGACCCTGGTCTTGCTAGCAAAGTCGACAACATGCTCTTTAAGTTCAATCAGAAGGGCAGCTTCATGGTGGCTGCGATTGAATCCTTCGACAGGGCGCACTCGTTCCATGCGGCCTTGGACATGGCAGTGAATAAGGGTATGTCTGGGAAGCAGGCAGTCTATGGGATCTTTGACACTATCTTGAAGAATAACTTTCTAGGTGGTGGCTTGAACCCTGAATGGATGAGGAAGCCTGTGGTGAGAGCAGTGTTCCTTTTCCAGAATACTCCGTTTAAGATCATGGAACGTAGACTTGTCAACGGGATTCAGACTTACCAGAACGTCAAGACTGCTATCGGTGTTATTAAGAAGCAGGACTTAAGGAAGACACTCGGGGAACTCCGGGATCTCAAGCGCTATATCAAATCCGGAGAGGACGAGATCAAGAAGAACTTGATCGGAGATGCTCTCTTTCACGACAAGGATGTCTTTGGCACGCCTGTCACGAAGCAGTTCATGCGGGAGTTTATCTACGTAGGGGCGACCATTTATGGCCTTGGGAGCCTCTTCGATGCTGACTTTCATCCACACTCTTTCCACGTTCCTTTTATCTCAACGTTCGGGGGAGACAAGCCTGAGCTAGGTGTAAGTCCTATGGCAGGGGCTATCTACAAGGGGCTGACTAGGAAGCGGGAAAGTGTGGATGAGACAGGGCAGGAGGTCGGGTGGGTCAGTCAGTTCTTTCAGGATTGGCTTGGCAGGAAGCAGTTCGTTCCGCAGACGTTTTATAAGTTGAATAGGATTTCTGAGAATGATATTCCTGAGGCTTATAAGGACAGCAGTTTAAGGTATCTCTTTGCGGTTCCAAGTCTGGAGAAGTAGAGCAAGTTCTGACATCAGCACTGGATTATTGTAGGCGTTGTTAAGATACCAACCTTCGAGGCGTAAGCAACCATCAAGTCTTATACCTCGGAGGTTGTGTTCTTGACCAACGTAAATGTAGTTGATGTTTCCTGATCTGACGTTGTTTCCTACAGCATAAGTTCTCCAAGCAGCATGATCTCTGACACCACGTTTAAAGTCCTGAAAGTTCCTCGCTAAGACTGCTATGTTTAGTTTCATACTGTTCTCCATGAATTGAATCTTTACTGGGAGGGATGTTAAGTCCCTCCCTTTTGTTTTAAAGACTCCCTCCAGGCTTACTCAAGACCTGGATTCAAGCATCTTTACCACCCAGTGATTCACGACTCAAGGCCGTTATGTCCCTGCCCGATCATCATAATGCCTACCGCCCTGTTAGTTGTTGTTGTTTTGGTACTGGTTTCTGTTTCTGAGTAGATGCTTTGGGAGTCTTTTGTTTGTGTTAGACCTTCTGTTTCTTCCTCCCCCAGATGTACCAGATCCCTGTGACGCCGGTTTCCGGGTGAAGGAAAGTCCTGTGTGCGATTTCCTGTTGTAGAACTGTCTTGATCACGTTGTCGAATTTAGTGTTGTCAATATCCCGCACTGTCCTTTGCCGCACGAATCTTTCCTCGATGATTCCTTCCTGCTTGATGATCCGTGTTACCTCCGCAACCTCTGCAGCAATGTCACTCTTCCCGACTGCTACGAAAGCGTTCTCCATGTTTGCTTCGAGTTCTTCAATGTGTTGTAGAGCTTCCTTGAGTTCATCGCTTGTGACTGTCATGGTGTTTCTCTTCGCAGCCGAGAGGATCATCCCGAGTTTCAGAACGAACAAAGGCTTCCTAGAATACCATCCCTTAAAGGCTGTGTCCTTGCAGAGCCGCGTCGGGCTTCTCTCATCGTAGTCCGTGTACCAGTCAACCCACCATTGGTAGCTCTCGTTGGTGTAGTTGTAACCCCCGGAGAGACCCCTGATGACCGCGAGGTCTGAGACAAGTTCCTTCTTGATCCTTTGAACTTCGCTGTTCTCCTTCCTGTAAGTCTGGAGTTCTTCCCAGGAAGTCACGCCGGGAACAGGAACTTTGGTTCCTTTGTCCTCGGACCAGGGGAAGAGGATTCGGGATGTCAAGCCTCCACCGATGGCTCTTGCTGGAAGACACGAGGCTAAGGACTCCGGTGTCGTTGCTGCTAGTAAGTTTAAAAAGGGACTCTCGATTACGTTGCTCCCGCTGTGCTTTGTCCGGTACTTGTAGGGCCTGGTCTTACAGTCGAAGAGGTCCGTCAAGAGGACTATCATCTTCTGGTTGTCACCCTTCTGACCAAGGAACGACTCGAACTCGCCTGATATGATGTAAAGACTGTTGTGGATAAAGGTAGAACCATCGCGCATCTGCTCCTCTTCCTTCGCAGATTCAAGATCTTCCAGCATAGCCTGCGGTGTGATTGCGTCAGCACTTCTACTGATACCGGAAACATCGGCCACGATTTCTTCTCCAAAGGAGATCGCCTGTGTTTTTCTAGAAATACCTGGTTCAGAAACGAGAACGACAAATAGATTCGGATAGATTTTGATCCTGCCAAAGTTAAACCACACTTTCTTCTGAAGCGCTCCAGCAATGACAGAGAACGCTGTCCATTTGTGAAAGAGCCTCGGGCTTTCTGTGTTTGCCACGTAGCTGAAGTAGCCTTCCATCCAGTCTGGTAGTATCCGCGACATGTTGTGCTCCCATAGTTTGCTCCTTGTTCGTTAACAGACCTTATTGCCGTGTCGGTAGGGTCTATTGATGTTGAAGGCATGTTTCGTTAGGACAGCTTTCTCTAGGTTGATGTTGTAACCCGCGGCCATGTCCATAACTCGAATGATGACATCAGCTAGTTCTTCTTCGAAGTTCTCATTGTTACCGTTCCTGTAAGCTTCCAGGGCTTCAGAGACTTCGGAGTGGACGAGGCATAGAAGTTCCGGAATTGGTCTTGAAGTAGTCCACCAACCATGTTCGACAGCATTCTTGTGAACGAGTTCTGCGATTTTACTGAATTCCATTTTCTTTTCCTTTCAAGTCTTTAAGTATTCTAGCAAGAAGAAGACAGGCATAGTGTGCGATCTTGTAGCAATCTCTGATGGCCTCTCCAGTCCCGCGGGAGTTGGAGCCTATGCGGTTGATGTAGCGTTTCAGGTTCATCTGAATTTCCTGGATCGTGAACAGGTCTGCTTGGTCATCTGGCATGTCTCCATACTGAGGAACTGTGTAGTCTTCTACGTGACGAAAGACTTCGACTGCAAAATTCATCCACTGTAATGCACGTTTTGAATTTTTGCTGATGTCCATCTTAGCTCCTATGTCCACATATGTTTGAAGTCTTCTTTTGTTAAAAACTCTACTAGAGCACCACACCACCAGCAGTCATGGTTGTACTTAACTCTGAGATTGTAGTGTTTACACTTAAGACAATGGAAGTTATACTCATCAATCATCCTTCTAGCTCCTTTGTCGAAATATCAGGTTGCTCTACCATGTCTCCCCAGGAAGGACCAATCTTAAAGTCCACGTCGATGTAGTAGTGATCTCCGTGGCTGGACGTGAGTTCCATCTTCATGCTGCGCCACAGGGCCTTGAGTGTCTCCCTGCGGTTTTCCTCTCCAAGGGGAGAGAAGACATAGATGGCGTCGTGAAGCTGTAGTGCAAGACTCCTGGTGTCTGAGATCGGGTCGTTGTAGAAGCGCACGAGTGCCTGGTTCAGCCAATCCCCTATGGTGGACTGCGGTTTGTAAGACGCGAGGCTTCGAAAGAGACTACCATCCTGTCCCGGCTTCGGCCAGCGGTCGAGAAAGCGGTGTTTCCTGCCAAACAAGTTTGAGATGACACGTCCATTCTGCTTGAGTTCTTGCTCAAGCCTGGTGTGCCACAGGGCGAGTTGAGGACTTGCTGCTTCGTCCAGGGCCAGGAGATACTTGGCCTCTTTCATCCCGCAGCCTAGTCTCCGAGCGAGAACCCCTGGTCCGGCTTTGTAGTTCCTCGCGTGTCGGATTGTCTTACCAGCCGAGCGCTGTTTCTTGTCAACATCTGCGAAGGGAATGCCAAACATCCTGGATGCGTTCAGGGTGTGTACGTCATAGCCGTTGGCTTTCCTTTCCCTGGGAGACATCCCGAAGGAGTCTTGGAAGAGCTTGATGAGTTTGAAATCTCTGCTCTCGTAAGACACCACGACTGCCTCAGCCTGGACACCATCAGCCTCGATGATCTCATAGCCTGGAGGCGGGACGTACATCTTCCTGGCAGACCCCGGGATGTTCTGGAGGTTGCCGCTTCCGTAGGGAACGACGATGGATTTGCTAGAGGACCACCTGCCGAAACTTCTGTGCTGTTCCTCGTCCTCCACGACCAGCCCCTGCTTAACGTCCTGCATGTTAGCCCCGGTGATGTTGTAGTTAGTGTGGACCTTTCCAGCAGGTGAGATCGGAATGTCTATGAAGGTCTTGAGCTTGTAGAGTTTCCGGCCTTCCAGGATCTTAGCAAGCACTGGATTGTCAGAAGACTTCTCTAGCTTGACAAGGGCCTCTTCATCCACGGTTCTGACTCTCTTGTCAGTTCTCTTCTTCCTTCTCTTGAATTGCTCGGGCAGGAGCAGGTCGTCGTAGAGAAGTTTCTGGAGTTGCTGACTGGAGTTGAGATTGATAGCGCCTTTGGCTCCCTCGCTGGAATGGAAGATGACAGTTCCATTGAGCTGCTCTGAGAGTTCAATCTTGAGGCTGTGAAGTTTGCTGTCGATGTCATCCAGGAGTTGTTGTTGTTTCTCCCGGTCCACGGTGATGCCCTGCAGATGCAGGAAGATCGCAGGCTCTAGTTGAGCCATCTCGTAGTTGAAGACATGCCAGTGATCGCCCTTAGTCAATTCGCTCTTCATTACCTCGTAGCAACCGTAGGTGTTGGCACAGTCGCTAGGATTGTAGAGCGGGTCGTGGTTGTCGCTTTTCCAGAGCGGGACGTTGATGCAGACACTGGAGAGGAAGGCAAGACTCCGTGGGGTTTCAGGCCAGCAGACATGTGTGGCTACCATTGTGTCGAAGCAGGGTCCTGGGATGTAGATTCCGTGGTGGTGGTAGAGGACCGCGTTGTCGAAGGCTAGGTTGTGGCCTACGATGGTGTGGGTGTCTTCTGGGCGTGGTACTGAGAAGACCTGGGCAAGCTTTTGCCAGACTTCGAGTTCGTCGTCAGGATGGAGTTTGGGGTTCCGTCCTGAGAGGAATTTAAAGGACATGGCATGGTCCGGGGAGTCGGCAAGACCAAGTTCTTCTATGTGTGTCCCTGGCTGGACAGTCTCGATGTCTACCACCACAGCTTTCTTGTGATCGTGGATCAGGAAGTCCAGGTAGTCCAGGAAGACTTTCTTCGGAGCGCTCGCAACCAGTCGTCTGTTATCTCTCGGTAGTGTTTTATCCTTCGAGTTTCGAAGTGCTTTCTTGAGATCCATGATGACTGAGAAGTGGAGCTTCCACTCGTGGTTGACTGCCTGGGGGTGGTAGGTAGAGAGGACTTTGACACCAGGGACGAGAGTGGACTCTGTGATGTAGCCTCTTTCCCTTTCGATTCCCCAGTTTCCAGTGAGAGCGCCGTTGGCCTTCGCTCCCAGGGCTATGACTATGTTCGGTCGGTACTTGATGATGTCATTCTTGAGTTCCTCGATGAACTGCCTGAGGATTGGCTTCGGTGTTCTCTTCTTAGGATCTTCAAAGAAAAAGTCAAAGTTGTTTCCTGGTGGTCGTTCCTTAGCAACATTCGTGATCAGGCATTCGTGGCGATTGATCCCGGCTGCGCGAAGAAGAGTGTCTAGTGTGTGCCCGGCATAGCCTATGAAGGGCTTCCCGCTTCGATCCTCATCTTCTCCAGGAGCTTCGCCTACGAGCATGATCTGTGAGTTCGCAGGTCCAGTGATTTCAACGCGCATGAGTTGGCTCCTAGTCTTTTTTATGGAAGCGAAGTTCACGTACTTCATCTACAAGATGCATTACAGCCATAGTCAAGAACATTACTGGATTGGTTCTTCTAAAAATTTCATCTACGACATCAGCAGCAAAATCTTGTTTAAAGATCTCTTTAGCCAGATTAAGCATCAGCTCTTCATACTCCTTATTATACTTGAATAAACTTTCCACGTTTCCTCCTAGGAGTTGAGGTGTCCAGTTGCTTCTGTTCCGAAGAGAGGACTGGCTTTCGGTTTCCTTCCGAATTGATTCTTGGCGCTGCAAGCAAGGCAGGCGAAACCAGCCTGGAATAGCAGTTAAATCCGGCGTTGCAGAAGAAGTTTCTAACTGCGGTAAAATGTTCTGCACCAAGAAAGATGTATACATGAGCTGTTGAGTTAGTAAATCTATATGACTCTTGAGCGAGAAAATCATAAACCCTAAGAGCTGGTTCTGTACTGTCGTCGAACTTGTAACCTGTTGAGGAGTTACCACCGGTTTTACCTCCTGCGCCGATCATCAGTTTGTCGTGTTCGATTCCGTAGAGGGGATCTGTCAAGAGGATGTCGATACTGTCGCTTGGGATCGTTGTCATGTAGTCGAGGGAATCACCCTGGTAGAGAGTGAAGGGGTTCTCTGTCGTGGCTAGGATCTCTTCGTAAGCCTTGATCCCGGAGACTGCGTGCTGGAGCTTGTTGATAGCTTTGACAGCTTTCTTGATGTCGCTTTTTTTCTCCACGTTTGCAAGCTCTGGGAAGTCCTCGATGATCTTGGCGATCTTGATTTCTTCTGCGACCTTTGCTATGGAGACGCCGATTTTGTTTGCTGTGTCCTGGAGAGTCCAACCGCCGGAGGCACCGCAGGAGGAGACGCCGTACTGGGATTGCATCAGGCTATGGAGTTCAAGGACAGCTTTGGAGCGCTCGTTTGCTGTGAAGTCTTTCCGGTGGAGGTTTGCTTCGAGTTCCAGTTCTTTCATCTTGACTGGGTCAACGGTGTCGTAGTAGACGCAGAGGACAGGCTTGTGGGCGAGGGTCGCTGCTGCGAGTCGCCGCCCACCGTCTATCAGTTCGTTGTTTCGGTTGATTATTACTGGGAGGATGTTGCCGTGCTTGGCGATGCTATCTGAAAGGGCTTGCAGGTCACCGAAGTCTTCTCGGACTCGGGTGTTGACCTTGACTTGCGTGGGGTCTAGGAGGATAGTTTCCACTGGGGGTGTTCCTTTTCTTTTCTAGTATTATCATAAGATGTTCAGCTTCCGCAGGATTTCTAGCTGTTGTGAAGAAAGTGTAATCGTTGGTGTCTTCTCTCCTTTCGCTTTCTTAGTCGTCACGGTTGTCTTGACCCGGCACGGTGCTGGTGTGTCGAGGTCTCTCTGCCGGACCATGGAATAATCTAGAAAGACTGCTCTTTGCATGTGCGGTGGAAGCTGAGAGAAGTTGAATTTAAGGTCTGGGAGTCTCAAGGTTTTCTCCTTTATTGAAAGTCCGGGTCGTCGAGTAATTCCATAGCATCACTATAACCTTCCCAGTTATCCACACCGCAGGCTTCAAGCGCTGCTAGTTTTCTTTGTGCTTTGATAAGACTTTCTAGTTTTTGCTTATCAATACCAACGAGGCTCTCTTCCATACTCTCCTCCTTCCAGTAAAGATTTATTTATTGAATTACAGTTGGTTGAGTTGCAGGAGTCAGGCTTATCCTGCTACCGGGATGGCTCTCGCCTCTGTTTCATCGCTTCTGTGTAATGCTCCGCAGGCCCGGATGGTTTGTTGGTTTAACTTACTTACACACAACCTGATCCATGATCTTCAGGACTTCCGGGGAGAGTTGCTCCCAGGTCTTTGGGAAGGGGTACTTGGTAATGATGATCTGCCGGTGTGAGATCAAGACTCTGTCAACGTCAGGAAGCTTCGAGAGTCTTCCCTGGATGGACTTGCCAAGGTCGCTGGCGTTGTCAAGGCTTTTGACGTCCACGGCTTGGAGGTCTTTGCCCTTTGTCAAGGCTTCTGCCACGTTGAAGATCATGACAGGGTAGTCACCGCGCGGAAGAGTTTGGATGGAGTATTCATAGCAGTTTTTAGGGCCTGCTTTGAAGGGGCTTTCCTTCTCTCCCGCGTTGGCAACAGTGGACAGAGCCAAGACTAGGAGCAGTGTCGCAGCAAAGTATTTCATTCCAGTCCTCCTAGTCAATGTCCTCTTCCCGGCGTTTCATGTTCTGGGCCTTCATGGAAGTCACGCCCTGATAAGTCTCGGGCCCCAGCTCCAGCAGGACAGGCAGGCCAATCCAGTTGCCCTCGGCAATCTCTGTCTGGATGACAGTCATGTTCTTCATGTTGATCTGCATGGCGTCTGAGAACTTCTTCAGCATGTTGATCTTGTTCTGCCATTTGTCGGAGCCGCCTTTGGTGGTCTGACCTTTGTCGCTGGCCTTGGCAAGCCAGTTGAAGAAGGTATATTGCTTGCCATCGACAGGGGTTTCTCCATCAGACATAAAGCCGCCGTTGCCGTCCAGGACGACTTTCCATGAGATGCAGCTGCGCTCGGGCAGGAGGGTGACTTCAGAAACGCGCCCTTTGTACCAGCCTTTGCGCATCAGGGGCTCCGGTTTGAAATCGTCTTCCAGGTCGAAGCTGGAATCCATCTCGCCGTTGGTGTTTTCTTCTTCAGGAACGGGAACTTCGTTGTTGGTGTTTTTGGGATCAGTCATTTTTCTTTTCTCCTTTTAGTTTTCCATCTTCGATGAGTTTGTCCAGGGCTTTTTTCAGTTCATTGTAGTCGTTGGGGAGTTTGTCAGGAAGTAGTCGAAATTTTCCAGAGTAGAGACTCCGCGCTTTGTAGACTCCTTTCGTTACAAGGTTCATGTGGAACTTGGTGATGTTGCCGACGGTGACAGTTTCGCAAGCGTAGATCTCGTTGAAGAGTCCAGGGATTTTCACGGAAAGATCTCCCTGGATTTTGGGATCAGCTGAGATGATGTTTCCTTGCTTGTCTTTCTTAAAGTCCCAGTGGCAGGAGAAGACGAGATTGCAAGGCCAGGAGATTATCATTCTGAGCTTAGCTTCCATCAAGTTCTTGACGATGTTGAAGTGGACGTTCCAGATAGGGCCTTCGTCGTCACCTTTCTTCGGGTCGATCTGGAGCGCGCGCTGCATAGCGATGTCTTGCATGGCTGTGATGCTGTCGACTACGACAGTTTTGTATTTCCCGGCCTTGACATCCAGTGCGACTTCACGGATGACTTTCTCTAGCTTGACCCATCCCTGAGCTGACATAGGGAACTGGTCGTAGTAAACATCATCACGCTCGCGGTAGCCCAGGATGTGCTCGTCGAAGTCGAAGACGTAGATAGGGCCTGGGCAGGTGGAAGCGAAGGTAGACTTTCCACTTCCGAAGGGTCCAATCAGCATGGCCTTGAGTCTCTCGCTTTCGACCGTGGCGTCAGATGCTTTCATCGGCATTGTTGGGTTCCTTTTCAGTTTTGTTTTCGGTTTCTTCTTGTTTTATTGGTGTCTTAACGTCTAACCGGTAGCGAAGTTCGCAAAGCTCATACCACTCTTGCTCCGTAAGTGCTACTGCGTAGTTTTCTATAGATACTCTAATACTTTTTTTGTCGTTAGTCTCCGATATTTCAAAAGTATATCCTTTTTCTGATGTTACTCTAAATACTTTAAGTATTGGCATGGCTTTCTCCTCTCTATAGATGTTTCGCCGGGTCCCAGTGATCCCCGACATGGTAGTTTTCGAAGCCCCTGATTTCCAGGGTGTGGCGTGTTTCAGTCTCTGTCAGGTTCCTGTCACAGATGTCAGAGAATGAGCACCTGCCGTAGGTGTAGCAGGAGCCGTGCTCACAGGGAAAGTTGTCATGGTCGATAGCGAGCATGATTCTCTGAGCGCTTTCCAGGAAGTTCTGCCTCCAGGAATTGATGTCGTCCTGTGAGTAGATCATGGGAACTCTGCGGAATTCGATCTTGGGTTTGCCATATTCGCCAGTGGTCTTGCTCTTGTACGCGCTGAGATGGTGTAGTGTGATAAAGTGACCCTCCGGAATCTCCTCTAGGACTTGACTTCCAGCATACGTGTAGCCGATGCTCTGTGCGCTGCGCTGTAGGCGATTGAGCTGCGTTGACATTGGCTGTCCAGTGGTCTTGTGATCCAGCTGCCAGTAGCGTCCGTCGTAGTAGATTTCCATGTCAATAACGCCAGTGAACCAGAAGGGTTTCAGGTAGGGGAAGCGGTTTTGCTCTGCCGGGCTGAGAATCATAGGGAGCTTGAATGGCTGCTCGACTGCGATGACTTTCAGGTGGTTTTCATCAGCCACGAACTCGTTGATATAGCACTGGAATGCCTGGAGGAGATTCTGGAGGGTTCGGTAGTCGTTGTACCAAGTGAAGTGTTGTCTTGTCTCTTCTTCCCAAGAAGAATTGGCCTGGAGGATAGCGTCTGTGATAGCTCCACCGTCGTGGGTCCAGCCGTGGTCTTTGATATTCGCGTAGAAGGCTTCCATAGTCCTGTGCCAGACAGAGCCGTAGCGGAGAGCGCTGGAGCCTTGGTCGGGTTTCAGGTCGAGGATGTGACTGAGGAGGTATTTGCGAAGGCACTGGTGGGCGGTATCTTTGCTGGAGTAGTCCAGCTTCAGGGAAGAGTCGTCCGGTTCGAGGTAGCTTAGCATGTTTTTGTCTCCATTCCTTTGAGAAGCTCTGCTGGTGTTGGCACCGGCTTCTGTTGGAGTTGTTTAGTGGAACTAGGCTTGAGGAGTGAGTTGGCTGTTTATTTATGAACTAGGAGCCTTCCTCCAACTCACTCCTAAAAGTCCCGAAGGACTACAAGCCAGGAACGTTGATGCCGATCGCTTTCAGCGCGGCAATTGCAGCGGCCTTTTCAGCCGGGGGAAGCTTCGCCAAGCCGGAGGTGATGTCGTTGACAGAGACCTTCGGGGAGGCAGGGGCGCGGACGGTGAGCTCGCCTTTGAGCAGGCCTTGCCAGACGGACTGGATAGCCTCTTCAGCGTCGGTGCCAGAGCGTCCCGCGGCGGCGTCGCCAAGGCGGTGGTTCAGGGCCAGAGCCGGCAGGTAGGCCAGGACTTTGGGGTCTTTCAGAGCCTTGGGGTCGAAGGTCATCTTGCCTTTTTTGCCATCAATCACTGTGATTTCCAGCAGGTTGCCCTCGGTGATGTTCTTGATCAGGCGGCGGGCTTTGGTCGGGGCTGCGGCGGTCGTGTTCGGGGTTGCTTCGGTCATGTGCTTTCTCCTTTAGATGTTGTGAGATTATCTGACATAGATAATCCCGTAGTGGGATTTTGGCATCCAGTGCCAAATTGACAAGCGCTTTGTGTTCTTCGTCAGGAATTATCGTTTGAATGTTCTTGCTCACATAGATTCCCTCCTTTCTTGCTGGAGCAGGCAGTCCTGGGAGGTCGCGACTCTGACACAGTTGTTCTGCCTTCCGTGAGCAGTCGGCCAGAGGTGGTTCGCTCTCCCAGGACGTTCAGTCGGTTTGTTGCTAAGTAAAGATTCATATTCCGTGATTTTCCTTCGTCGTTGACATGATGTAATGTAACCATCATTTAATTGAATATAACGCACTTTCTCTCAGGTGTCAATGGGTTTTTTCGGTTGTTCGGTGGTTATTTTTAGTTCTTTTTAAGGGTGTGCTCCTTGACCACGGATGCGCTGGCGCGTTTGACCAGGGTGTGGTATTTATCTTTCGCTGCACGTAGATTATTTGCTACACTTGTGTATTGTTGTTCGAGCATTGCTAACTGCCACTGAGCCTCATCCAGCATTTCCTTTGTGACTTTCTTGCTTTTCATTCTAGGTCTCCTTTCGAGATTTCATAGACTCCACAGCCAAGGTGCTTAGCTTTAAGCTGCATGACTTTACCGTTGAAGATGATCTTGTCGTCATCGTTTAGTAAGAGCTGCCGCCAGTCCTTTCCTGTGATTCTTTGCTTGAAGTTTCTGAACCGCCAGTGTTGTGGGTCCAGAATGTCCTCCTTACTTTTCATTCTTTCACCTCCACAGCCACGGCTCCCTGAGGAACTCCGCGCTCTGTTTTAATAAGTTCGTGTTTAACAATCAGTGTTTTTCCTGGTAAACTATCACGAATATCCCAAAGGTGCTTTCGCTTATCGTGTTTTATCTTTCCTGCACCAACTTTGAAAGTTTCCATATCGTCTCCGTAAACCCAAAAGGCACCGAGCATTCCTAGTAAGTGACCTTCCTCAGATATTGCTTCTGTTACATAGTCAATTGTGTATTCGTCCTGTTCCGTAGGCTTGAACTTGAGCAGGTCTGTGGTGCGTTTCTTCTGGTAGAGGGCTGAGGGGTTCCTGATGATGATGCCTTCGTAGCCCTGGGATGTGTAGTCTTGGCATTTCTGGAGCCAGGAGTTGAAAGGAATGACGCTGGAGTCTACGACCTTGATATTGTCAGCAAAGCCGTTGATAAACTGGGTGTCCACGAGGCGAAGGTTTTGAACTATGTCTTCTCGCTGGCTGTCGAAGATGTGTAGCTCCATGAGGTTGTGATCTTCATGTTTTGTTTTCCTGGAAGCACTGCAGGTGCTGTGGATTCGCTCTCTGCTCCAGCCGTGGACATAGAGTTCTCCATCCCAGGGTTCTTTAAGTGGAGTTTGCTTGAGTTGTTCAGTGATTTTCGGGAGAAGGAACTCGTTTCCGTAGCTAGAAAGAAGAACTGGCTCCCCGTGGAACCACTCCACGCGGCAGCGCTCTCCGTTGAGCTTTGGCTGGACAAGGAGTAGCTGCCCGGCTCCTTGGAAGCTGTTGCGAAGCAGGTTCCTCGGGTTCGGTGTCTGGGCTAGCATGATTCCTTCTCTCTTCGGAATTGCTGTCATAGACTGTTCCTCCAGTTTTTAAGGACGTTCTTGAAGATGGTCTCGGCATTAGCGAGCTGGATTAGCTCAGTGTTCGAGAGCAGGCTCGCGTTCTCTTCGCTGGAACAAAGTTCCAAGTAGGAGAGGATTCGGAACTTGAGCCACTGACGTTTCTGAGCTGTGGTTTGAGTTGCTTTCTTTCTTGTCATTCCTTAATCTCCTTTCTAAGGTCTTCCGGGATGTCTCCCTCGATTGCGACGATTTCTTCGTAGGTCATGCCATCTTCGATCATCAGGGAGATTCTCCGGCGTGTTCTTTGGTCTTCATCAAGCTCCGTCTTCGAGACCTTTCCTGAGAGGTCTTTCTTGAAACCTACCAGGATAGAAGGTTTGAGTTTCTTGAGCACGAGGTAGAATTTTCCTTCCCTGAGCGTCGGGTAGATGTGGATGCTATTCGCTGATATAGGATCAACACGCTCCAGGCCTTGGAGTTCCTTCTTGAAGATCTTCAGGTAGCTCTTCTGGATGTCTCTGTTCTCCATAGGGACGAAGAATTCTTCTCCGGTTTCCAGGTCCTGAGATGCTTTCGTGATCCAGGAGGATGCTATGTCAGCTTCGCTGGTTCGTCTATTCGTCATATTGGAACCTCTCTTCGTGTCCGCAGCGCTCGCAGGTTTTGAAGCCTAGGGCAGAGCCTCGGCGCCAGCCAGGTTCAGCCGGTACTCGTGAGGTGATTATTGCAATTGATCTATGTCCGAATAGGAAGCAGACCATCTTTCTGAAAAGAATCATCATAGTTTCTTCTCCTTCTTACTTGAGACTTCCTTGGCGTAGATGATGAGTTTCTTTGCGAGTGTTTCAGAAGACATCCTTGAAAGTTCTCTCAGACAGTGCTTGCACGTTGCTTGATTCCTGATCTCGACTTTCTTGACGAGAACCCTGGAGGTGTTCCCTTTCAGTTGACTCCCCTGCCAGAACAAGACACCATCCCTGACTACTGGTTTCATCTTCCACTTAGTGTTGTGTTCCTTCTCACAGAGCAAGCAGTTGATGTAGACACCCAGGATGAAGGATTTCTCTTTTCTCCTGGGAGGAGGTTTCTCCTTTGCTATCTTGAAGCCAAGCCCGGAGAGGATTTCCTGCTCTTGCTCAGAAAGCCCATTCCACTTTCCCTCAGGAATCTTGAAGGTGGTTGTTGGAAGCGTTGCTATTGTCATCTTCAACCTCCTTTCCCTTCCAGGAGTCTTTCATCTTTTGAATCTCTTCTGGTGTTGCGCCGTCCTCTTCCATGAGTGTGCAGATGCGCTGGATTTCCTGACTCTGCGTGTCTTCGCAGACGAGTTTGAGGTTTTCTGTTCTTCCATCTGCTGTCGTCAACGTGATGTTGCTGGCCCCGAGGGGCTTGTAGAGAATGACAAAGTACTGTTCTTGCTTCCGGGAGGAGAGTCTGGAAATTGTCAAGCCCTGGAAGGAAATGCCGGCGTTCTCTTGGAGGCTTTTCTCTTTGAGAAGCGCTGTTCTTGTGGATTCCATCTCCAGGTAGGTGCCGGCTTTGATGGTGATTTTTTCTCCTATCTTTAGAGCCAGGGCCCTCTGGAGGATCTCTTTCGTCAGTGTCTGGTTTGCCATAGCTTTGGTTCCTTTCGGTGTTACTGATTAAATGGACAGCCTTTTGCTGAAGGTCTGTGCCCGATGTCAGCGGTGATTTCTTGGGCAGTAACAATGCTGTTTATTTCAAATACCCCTTTTTTAATAGCTTTTATAACAGAAAGAAAAAGTTTTCTATACTCTGCTTTTGGATAATCCTCTTTGCCTTTGTAAGTAAGCGGGCTTACAAGGCAGAGAAGGTAGTGGGTTTTGTCATCTTTTGCTTGGATTGTAATTCCTATATCATAGTCGCAGCCGGATACTATACCAATAATGTCATCACCTGAGACGGTGTATAACACTTCTTTCCCTTCAAGCTGCGTGTAGTCATAGCGAGGCATGATTTGGGTTCCTTTCTTTTCTAGAGAATGTCTTCCGTTGGGATGAAGGACCAGTGGTTCCATGGAGATAGCTGCTTGTCGATGAAGAGCTGTCTTCCGAAGCTCTCTGAGAAGTATTCGAATTTTCTGATTTTCTTGTTGTCTTCAAAAGAATCCCACACATAACACAGCTGCCCTACGCGCGGGAGTTTTGCCTTGAAAGTCTTTCCCTGGAGACCGTCCAGGAAGTCCTGGGCTTCTTGCTGTGAATTAAAACCCCCAAAATTGAAGCCGTTAGTTTCATTGTACCAACCTTTAACACTCCAGATTCCGGGATAGGCGGCACTTTCTTCCACAGTAAACTCCTTGAGCTTTGCCAGAACAACACTGGCTGTTTTCTTTCTGTTCCATGCTACTCTCTGTTTTAGCATTTTCTCTCCTATTCTTTTGTTGGGAACATAAGTGTTCCAGGAATGACAGAAGATTTCTGTCAAACCCGCAGCACTCAGCCTAATCTTCTTGACAAAACTCTTTCACTCG